TTCTTAAATGTGAAGATACTTCAGCAGGTAGACCAAAATCAACTATGTAATGAGATGATTGTGCTACATTCTGAAAAGTAGGTAATATCTGAGATATTTTCTTTGGAATCGGTACTGCCACTCTAAATAGTTCTACTATATCATTTCTATTTAGATGGCTTATAAAGGAAAATATCGACCATCTCACCCAAAAAAGTATAAAGGTGATCCTACAGGTATAATTTTCAGGTCTTTGTGGGAAAGAAAATTCATGGTTTACTGCGATCAAAATGCAAATGTACTAGAATGGGCAAGTGAAGAAATAGCATTACCATATCGTGGTCCTGATGGGAAACAACATCGATATTTTCCTGACTTCTATATGAAGGTAAAAGAATCTAATGGTATTATTAAAAAATACATTATAGAAATAAAACCATTAAAGCAATGTTCTCCACCAAAAAAACCAAAAAGACAAACTAAAGGGTATATGCGTGAAGCATATGAATATGTAAAGAACCAAGCAAAATGGGAAGCTGCAAGAGAATTCTGTGATAATAGACAATGGGAATTTAAAGTTGTTACTGAAAAAGAACTAGGTATTAAGTAATGGCAAGAAGAGCTAAAAGAAGAATTGGTGGTCCTTCATATGATGAAGTAAAGGCAAAAATTGATGCTAAAGAAGAGGCAAAAAAAACTAAAAGTACTCTAACAACTGCAACAAAAGAAAGAGAAAAAACTACTTCTACTACATCAGAAGAGAAATCTGAAGAAGTAATAGGTGGAAATAGAATATCACATGTACTTAATGATCTAATTGGTACTGAAAGTGCTGATGAGTTAATGCGTAGAATTACAGGTTCATTAACTGCAGGTGGAAAAGTTCCAGAAGAAGGAAAATATTATGTATTCATATACAGAGCAAAAACACCAAACTTAAGATATGATATGCATCCAATGGTTGCAGTTACTAATGTTTATGAAAAAGGATTTCGTGGAATTAATTTTCACTGGAATACACACAGGCAATATACTTGGAATGAAATTATTGGTGGATTATATGAAATAACTCAAGATGAATTACAAGATCTTGATGGAGTACCTTTTGCCAAATTCTTATATACATAATATACATGAATCACTTATATAATGTCTTGGCAGTTTGATACATCATATGTACAAAAACCAGAACCAGTTTTTACTACAGTTTTTGAAAATAATTTAGAATTTAATAATAATTTAAAACAAAGTATTCTAGAACATAGAAATAATAATCCAGAATCAAATAATAGTAATGTAAATGCATGGCATAGTTCATATCTCACACATAAAGAAAATCCAAAATTCAATCATCTAATTGATATAGTTCTTGATGCATGTTCCATTATTTCTAAAAATCAATATCAATGTCCTGATGTTTATTTTAATGTAGTGAATTTATGGTGTATGATGTATGAAAAAAATGATAACACAAAAATTCACAACCATTTCCCATCAGATTTTGCATGTTGCTATTATGTGGACGTAGAACCAAATTGTTCTCCTATAATTTTTGAAAATAATTTTGAGATAAAACCAAAAAATGGTATGCTAATAATATGGCCAGCAGTACTAGATCATGAAGTTCCACCAACCAATGGAAAACGAATGTGCATCTCTATGAATATAGATAAAAAAATTTATCCTTATAGTTAGTATAAATAGATGATAATAGTAAAATAGGTCGAGAAATGGGAAGGATGACAGGCTCTCAGAGAAGAGCAGCATGGAGAGAGAAATTTGCATCCACAAGAACGAGTACAGGAAGAAATACAACATCTACTACCAATAGTACAACTGAGGCAGTTCCAGAAACAACTGGTTCAACCCAACAAACAACACAGGTTGGTGCAAAAAGAGATAGCAATTACGGAAATCCTAAACTTTTATCCTACCCATTAAAAAGATCTACATCATCTACAGAAGATAGTTTATTAATACAAGCAGTAAGATATAAACCACCAGCACCTGGTGATGGTATAGGAGGAGAACTTCTAAATTCAGATAATAGCAAAATTGGGGCAGGAATGGATGGCATTGCAGATAAAAAAGAAGATATCTCTTCAGGTAAAAAATTAAAATTTAAAACCCAAATGGGAAGAAGTATGTCTTCCCGTTATGATCGTTATACATCTGGTTCAGCAGGGTTTAAAAAAGATACAAAATTTTATATAGAAATACCAATACCACAACAAATAAGTGACACAACCTCAGTGACTTGGGGCGAAAGTACAATGAATCTATTCACTCTAATGGGTATGGATGTTGGTAATAGAATGATGCAACAACCTTTAGGTGATACTTATGATGATGTAACTCAAATGTTAACTCAGGGTATAGATATACAAGGATTAGAAAATGCAGGAAATTTATCACAAACTTTAAGATCTACATTAGCAGGTTTAGCAGTCAATCAATTTGGTGCTAATGTAACACCAAATAATGTAATATCAAGAGGATTAGGTCAAATATTAAACTCAAACAAAGAGTTATTATTTGATGGTGTAAATTTAAGAGAATTTAGATTTGATGTAACATTTACTCCAAGAGAACCAAAAGAAGCAGCTAGAGTAAAAGAAATTATTAGATCTTTAAAACAAGCAATGGCAGCTAAAGCTGGAACAGAATATTCACAAAGTTCTGGAGCAACTGGTGGCATATTCATATCTGCTCCAGATTTATTCCTACTTAAATATTTAAGTGGAGGAAAAGAACACAAGTTCTTAAATGTATTCAAACCGTGTGCATTAACATCATTAAGTGTAAATTATACTGGAAATGGAAACTATGCAACGTATGATGATGGAACACCAGTTCATATCAAAATGCAAATGACATTCAAAGAAACCAATCCAATATATGCTGAAGATTATGTTGACAATATAGAGGGGGTAGGTTACTAATGGGTTATTTCAGAAAATTACCAAATATAAGTTATCCATCTCCATTATCTGCAAAAACAGCATCTGGAGAATATCTTATTGTTAAAAACTTTTTCAGAAAAACTAAAACATTAGATTGGTTATCTGATTCAGTAACAGTTTTTAATAAATTTATTATTGCAGATGGAGCAAGACCTGATACTGTAGCAAATGAAATATACGGATCTTCTGATTTAGATTTTGTAGTTGTTCTTACTGGCAATATTGGAAATATACACAATGATTGGCCGTTGTCCAATCAACAACTATATGATTATACAGTAAATAAATATGGTCTTGCAAATATAAATGATGTTCATCATTATGAAACTTTTGAAATTAGAGATGATAAAAATAGATTAATTTTACCAGCAGGTAAAGTAGTTGATAGTTCTTTTAAAATTGATGGTCCAGGAAATGTTTGGCCATTAAATGCAACATGGACTGGTAAAACTTCAAATGAAGTAATACAATATGCTGGAACAGCAGAAATAACTCCTACTTTAGGTGTTTCTAATTGGGATCATGAAACTAATAAGAATGAAGAAAAAAGAGAAATTGAAATCCTAAGACCAGAATACTTACAAGTATTCTTAGAAGATCTGCAAAGAATAATGAAATATACTAAAAATTCTCAATATATAAATCCTTTCCTAGTACAAACGGAAAATACTACTTTGGTATAAAAAAAGACCCACCCGAAGGTGAGTCTTCCCAATATTCAGGCTCTCTTGGATCATCTTTCGGATCCCAGTAGAAAAATTTCATCTGGGATAACCTACAATGTTTAAGAGGCTTGATTTTCATTATTCTTCAGCAAGTTTAGAGAAATAAGATAGTGCATCATCATCTTCACTTTCTTTATTCCATCCATCCTCTGCTAATTTACTATCAGTGGCGGTTGGACGAGATGATTTAACCTGTGCAACAAGTTCTTCTTCTTGCTCTACAGTTTCAGCATCGTTACGAACTGGTTTAGTTCCAAGAACACTACTCAAACGAGTTTTGAGTTCATCATAAGTTTTGAACTGATCATTAGCAACTAGTTCTGCTAAGGAATGCTCTTTCTTCCAGATTGCTTCCATAGCATCGTCATCATCTAGTAATGCACTAGTAGCAGCGAACTCAGAAGAGTCATAGTTTCTATAACCAGCAACGTTCTTTGCCTTCAACTTGAAGTTAGCACCTTGCCAGAAATCGAATGGATCAATTGCTTCCTCATCCTCAAACTCAGGTTGCATTGCTGCT